TAATAGTGTCTGGTTGCTTGACATATGCAACGTGGCATACGTAGGCAGCATCGGGTGTCGGGGCTACAAAAATAGTAGATGCATTTCTGTTAGCATAGTATTTTGGAATATTATTAGGAGCAGCAGACGCTGTACCCGGTGTGTTGTAATACTCTTCCATAAAAGAAGTATCTCTAAGCTCTAAATTTTTTCTAACAGCTGGTGTTTCGTTTGTATCATTGATGTAAATATATCTTATAAATCTTGTATTTGCCGGCGCAGCAACTTCTCTGTTACCTGGAGCCAAAGTAATTGTATCATAGAAACGAGCGTCGTCTGTATCAGTTTCTCTAAATATTCTAGCTTCAGCATTTTTCACAATAGTTGTAAGAATAGGGTCGTTTAATACTGTACTATCAACTTCTGTGTAACTTCTGATATCTGATTTTAATTCTCCAAAATTCATAATTATGCCTTAAACACTACCGGTCCAGATGAACACTGTAAACCGCCTCCTTTTTTACTTGTACTAGCTGCTGTCAAATTAGTAAAGTTAAAACTGTTAAAAACTGTAATAGTCGGTGGTTGTCCAGGATTTGGAATTGTGCTTGAATTCATAGTAATTTCAAAAGATCCAAATACTTTTGCACCATTATTATGTGTTCCAGCTGTTGTATTTCCTGGTGTCACACCTCTAAATGGAGCTGCAGTTCCTCTTACGCAACCAGTTAAATCATTACCAGCTTTACCTGTGTATTGAATTGTTTCGTTTTGAAATAGTAATGTTACAGGATTTATTTTTTCAATAAATATAAATCCAGTATTTGGAAAATTACTTGCATCATTTAAAGTTATTGTTGTAGCAATATCAGTAATTGCACCATTTAAAGTAGATTGTAACTGTATCGCTTCTACTGGTACATCCGATACACCGCTTTTTAATTCATCAAAAACTACAAAATCTCCAGTCTTGTAACCACTGTTTGGAAAATTACATGTTATTACATTTGATCCTGCAGTCGAAGAAAAAGGATTTTCAGGAAGTATATCAAAAGTTGGTGGCTCAGTTCTATCTGGTCTAGCGTTTTGTAAACCTTGTGGGTCACCAGGAGTTGGAATAGGATCTAGTTGTGGTTGCTTAGGTTCATATTCTGAGATATGTACAAAAGCTCCATTCCATTCTCTTACCATTTCATTATAAGGAAACTGCATTCCTGATCGATCAGAGATTGCTAATGCGTGTCTGCCTTTTGATAAATTAGTCATAATTAATTACCGTTCTTAACGTCTAATGTATATCCTTTTAGAATTAAAGCACCCTCTCCAAATACGTTTATTTCATGTGTACCGGAAATAGTTCTTAGTTGAAATTGTATGTCTGTTTTTTCATTATACTTAAATGGGAATCTTCTTTGAATATTCATATTGTTACTGAATGTAGTTCTTGCAACAATGTATTGAGACCCATCACTATTTTGTATAAAATTTCTAAATAATGCTGGCTTAGTTGAAGTATTATCATTTGAAAACGCATCAATACGATAAAGATAAAAACAATATCCTCTCGGCACTGTAAAAATACTTGCTTGATTTCTTCCGACACCTGCTAATATTTTAGCGTAGGTTGTTCCACCATTTGAAATAGTAATGTCACCAGCATTTAAACCAGTTGATTTTGTAAAAATTACATCATTAATTCTGTAAAAACCTTTTGTTGTAACAGGAGGGGCTGCATTATTTGCTACTACAACCTCAGAAATTTGATCATAATTTATATCTAAACCTTTTATTAAAACAGTTCCGCCATCGTCTAATGCTGATGCAGAAGTTACTGTCATTGGTAAAGCAGAAGCAGGATAACTATAAATACTAATATTTTCCCATAAAGGAATAAAATTAGTAGTTACATTTTCTTGCCAACCAAAAATATTTATAACTTCATGAAAAGCAATCTGTCCTTGAGATACCTGTAATTCAAAAGGTTCATGTTTACCTTGTTTAGTAACTGATGTAACTTGTCTTGCCATTCATTAAATCTCCGGATAATAAGTTCTTGGTGTTACAAATAAACTTGAAGAAGATCCATCGTTTTGTAATGCTCTTTGTAATTCTTCTTCATATAATACTTTTAAAGGTTGAATTTTTTCTGGTTTAAATTTGAGAGCTAAATAATATGCAAGTCCTGCAGTCATACATGGTACAAATCTATAAGGCACATCTGCATCATTAGTATATACACCTGCATCTTGAATTCTTTTAGCATAATAATAATTAATACTATTACCGGCTTCAGTTGTACCTGGAGTTAAGAATAAAGTTATTGTTATTCTATCAATAAATCTTTGAACAAAATATTGAGTAGGAGTTCCTTGTGCAGATTTATTTGCAAAGGATTGATAAACAGATCTGTTTACTTTTGTTAATGGAAAATCTATATTTTGTTGATTTCTATAAGAAGCTTCTAAAATATCATCTACCCCATAAACTGCATTTGCGTCTGATGTTCCATCAGCCGTTGATCTAAACATAGTATAAACAGACTGACCTTGAACTAAAACTAAATTATTATTTGCAATTTCCCAATAATGTAAACCTCTGTTTGACCATTCTTGGAACATAATATTTAATGATCTTCTTGCCGAACTTAACTGTTGACCGGTTACACCAGTCATACCTATTCTTTCGTATGACTCGTGAATTATTTCATCAATTGCAAACCCTTTTTCAAAGGTTGTTGTTCCTGAAGTAGTGTTAGCCACTTAGACCTCCTACTTATCGAATAACAGAGTCGCTGCTGCTATATTAGTAAATAAGGTTACTTCAATCCCACCAGGAAATAAAACTCCGTCTTCCGGTATGTTAAAGGCAAATACATCAGTATTGGGTATGTCTATATCAAAAAGAACTGTTCCACTAGTAGCATCTGAAAAAGTAATTCTTCCCGCTCCGCCACCATCAGAAGCAACACTTAATCCTCTAAGTCTTGTTCTTCCTGTAAATACAACACCTACTCCCGTTACTCGCTCTGAAAATACATCTGATTTAAAACTCATATTTTGTTCTCCTAAATTATAGAGCTACCGAAGTAGCTCTATAAAAATTAATTATACTCTTACCCAGCCGTATGTTGAACCGCTGTAAATGTATTGACCCGCAGTAGTTCCAAATCCTCTTGGAATAGGTGTACCTTTACTATAGGATGCTCCACCAGTTCCACCAGCTCCGGATACAACGCCTTCAATTCCACCAGCGCCCTCAAAAAATACATATTCGTTAAACGTAAAACCATTTGAGTTTTGCGTAATATTTTTTAATTGTATTGTATCACCAACACCTGGTGTTGCAGGCATTGTAATAACTATGTCTGCTGCTTGCGCGTTGTTATCTACAAATAATCCAGTAGCTGCACTTGCAGATTTACTTGCAGTGATAACTTCCCATGTAACTCCACCGACTGATGAAGTACTTCCGTCTGAATTTTGTATTATGATTTCACCATTGACTCCTTCTGAAGTATTGGATTGTGCTCTTCCAACAACCAATGGTCCTGTAAATGTAGTTCTTGCCATAATTTTTCTCCTTTTCCTAGTTAATAGATTATAGTCTCTAGGCCGTCGACTATACGCGTCTATAATCTTTTTAAATGTATAGTGTGATTTTTATACAACAGTTTTTAATAGAGTGCAAGAGAGCCCGCAGTGTGGATTGAATTTTCCAACGATGTAGCTTTTTACTAAGTTGCTACTGAAACTTCTGGAGCAGAACCTTCAATGTTGTTCTGTTTATGGGCGATCTGAGCTTCTTCTAGCTTGATCTTTGTAATGATTTCTTTGACTTTGTCGTCAATTCTAACCATCTCAAGAGTGTATCTGTTATTATCCAGATGCTCCTGTTCCCACTTCAACTCCAAGGACCTTTTTGCTTTGTATAGGTCTTGTATCATTTATAACTTCCTCATAAGTTATTCTATTTACCTTATTATCATAACTGACACCAAGGTTTTCCCAAACTATACTATTTTCTCCTAGTTTGTCAAGGATTGCTTTTTCAAGTGATTGAGGGTCGTCTTCTGATATAACTTGAAACCTAGAGTGATGATCGTAGGCCCAAATATTAACCAGAAACGTTTTCATTTATTTGTTGAAATTATAAAGCTGAAATTTCTTCTTTTTTAGCTGTTAAAAAAGTTATTTTTTCTTCAGCTAAAGCTAATTTATCACCTGTAGCAGTTTTTTTTATTTCTTCGTTTCTTTTAATACCTTCTTCGATTCTCTCCAAAATGTTTTCTTTATCTTTTGGCGTCCATCCTTCAGGTGCTTCTTTTAATCTTTTGTATATTCCCATAATTTTCTCCTTGTACTATCTATATAGTTTTTAAAATTTTATTTCAAGTTTTTTATGAGGGGCGAAATCGCCCCTCATTTAATTATTTATTAGTTACCTGCAGAAGCATACATACCTCTTGGATCAGAAAATCCAAAAGAGTATCTTTCTCTTGCTTTGTATCTAACGTTACCAGTGTCAAAGTCACCTTCCATTTTAGTGGAAATAGGTGATCTATTGAACATCTTCATACCATTAGGTACATCAGTTTTGATATAGAACGCATCTGTATCAGTTAAGTAATGGTTAATTACATAACCTTGAGGTACCATTCCTCTAGATACGATTGCATTAATATCGTTATCTGCTGTTCCCGTTCTACCTTTTGATTCCATTAGTCTCTCTGCTGTAAACTGCTGGTTAGGGTGAATGATCATTTTCATTCCTCTAGCAGCGATTTTTAGACCTCTTTCATCAGTGAAAGCGGAAATATCAATTAGAGATTGTTCTAATGATGTTTCGTTAAGGTCAGCAGGAGTTTGCAATTGGTTAGAGAACGTTCCAGCTAATGTAGGGTGGTTTACAATTGCTCCACCTGCATTATTACCGAAAAGTGATACTCCGTCACCACCTGCAAAGTTTCCATCGAAACCATTGTTTAGGACGTTAGCCGCTTTAACTTGTTTAGTATTAGCCATAGATCTAGCTAATGCTTTTGTATATCTAGACGCAAGTCTGTCATACAAGTTATCTTCAATTGCTTCTTCAGTAATTGAAAACGCTAAAGCGATTGTTTCGTGTGTGTAACGAGAAGTGAAAGTCTCTTGAGCATCATCAAATGATACACCTTGACCTTCAGCTTTAACTTGCGCATTACCGAAACCAGATAACATTACTTCTTCTTCAAAAGCTCTGTCAGATGATTCAGTATCGAAAATCTCAGCATGTTCGTTCTCGTAGTTTTTGTATTCCAAGCCGAATAGTGCATTCAGACCTGGCTCTAGTTCTTTAACTA